CCATACGCAATAGACGCGGATCAAATGAAGCAGATCCGCGAGAACGTGTTCAATTATTTCGGCGTTTCGGAGGCTGTATTGCAGAACAGCGCAAAGAACGAAGATCTCGAGGCGTTTTTCGACGGAGCAATCGAGCCGTTTGCGATTCAGATCTCGGAGGCCATGACGAAAATGTTGTTTTCCGAGAGAGAGCGAGCTAACGGGTCCTATCTGATCGCGAACGCTAACAGGCTTCAATATATGAGCACGACTCAAAAGGTTCAAATGGCTAAGGAGCTCGGAGACCGAGGCGCGATCCTAATCGATGAGATCCGAGAGCTGTTCAATTATGCGCCGCTGCCGAACGGAACCGGTCAGGTTGCTCCGATCAGGGGCGAATATAAAGCTACAGACGAATTGACGGAGGTAGGGAATAATGCCAATGAAGAATAACAGAGAATACAGAGACATGATCCTCGAGGTCGTTGTTGATCAGGACAAGCCGGACGAGGATCGAGAGAACAGGAAGGTCGTCGCCGGATATGCGAGCACGTTCAACGAGCCGTATGTTCTTTATGAGGACGAGGATCTTGTTTATAGGGAACAGGTCGACCGTTCCGCATTTGATGAGACCGACATGAGCGACGTCATCATGCAATACAATCACGAGGGTCGAGTGTTCGCCAGGATCACAAACAACACTCTTCGAGTCACGCCTGACGAGAGGGGTTTGTTTATAGAGGCAGATCTCGGAGGTACAGATCTCGGACGCGAGCTGTATGAAGAGATCAGCGGAGGATATACCGACAAAATGTCGTTCGGTTTCATTGTCAGCGCTGACGAGGAGCTTCGCACAAAGGACGAGGACGGTCGCGTCGACATTCTGAGAACGATCACCGGTATATCAAAATTATTTGACGTTTCAGCTGTTTCTATACCAGCCAACAACGGGACTTCAATCGGAGTATCGACCAGGAGCAGAATCGACGGAGTGATCGAGGAAGTTCGAGCGGAGCGACTCGAAGCTGAAAAGATCGAGCTTGAAAGACGTCGCGCAGAAGTGAGAGCGAAAGCTCTCGGAAAGGATATTTGATCATGACAAGAGAAGAAATCAAGACTCTCGGGTTCGAAGATCTTGAGAAGAGAGCCGCCGAAATCGCAGCCGAAACCGCTGACGCCGACAAGGATCAGATCGAGGCGCTGAACGCTGAGCTCGAATCTATTGATGAGAGAAAGAAAGCTCTCAAGCTCGAAGTCGAGAAGCGAAAGAAAGACGCCGAAGCCGTGGCAAGCGGAAAAGGCAAGGAAGTCGAGAAGAGAAAGGAAGTCGAAAAAATGACTAACAAGGAAGTCAGAAACAGCCAGGAATATATCGAGGCATTTGCTAAGTATATCAAGACCGGCAAAGACGCAGAATGTAGAGCGCTCCTTACTGAGAACGTAGAGGGCGGAGTCGTTCCTGTTCCGGAGCTCGTTGAGAGCAGAGTTCGTGAGGCATGGGAAAACGATGAGATTTTCAGCAGAGTATCAAAGACATTTATCAGAGGAAACATCAAAGTCGGATTCGAAGTGTCCGCAACTGACGCCGTTGTTCACACCGAAGGAACAGCAGCACCTGCACAGGAGGAGCTGGTTCTCGGTATCGTGAACATGGTTCCGGAATATATTAAGAAGTGGATCACAATCTCCGACAACGTGCTGGCTCTCGGAGCTGAGGAGTTCCTGGCTTACATTTACGACGAGCTGACATATAAGATCATCAAGAAAGCGGCTGATCTCGTTGTTTCTGCTATCACAGGAGCACCGGCTCAGAGTACAGCTAAAGCGGTCGGCGTTGCTCAGATCGAGGCGGTCGTCAACGCTGAGGCTATTATCGACGCGATCGCAGCACTCGGAGACGAGGCTCAGGACAACGTAATTATCGCGTCCGGATCTACACTCGCCAGCGTAAGGAAGGCAGCACTCACCGCGAATTATGCTTATGATCCGTTCCAGGGCCTTACCGTAATTCAGAAGGACGGCGTCACCGGAGCGATCGTCGGCGATCTGTCCGGCGTACAGGCTAACCTCCCGGAGGGTGACGCTGTAAGATTTACATTCGACGAGTATTCACTCTCTGAAAAAGATCTCGTCAAGGTAGTCGGCAAGCTGCTCGCGGCTATCGCTGTCGTAGGTCCTAAGATGTTCGCTTACATCACAGGAACACCAGCGTCGGAATAGTTAGCGACGGACGGAAAGCGTCTCCGGATCTGTCGAGCATGACAAAGGCGGAGCTCTCCGCTTACGCTGAGGGGCTCGGCATTTCGGTCCGCTCGTCGTGGACTAAGGCGCAAATAATCGAAGCTATAGAAGCGGCTCTTTAAGGGTCGCCTCATTTGTGAGGTAGTAAATCATGCTGGAAAAGGTAAAACTCGCGCTCAGAATATCGACGGATAAATATGACTCGGAGCTCAACGATCTAATCGAATCCGCGAAGCTGGATCTCGGTGTCGCTGGTGTCGTGGTTCCGCAGACCGTCGACGCGCTCGTTACAAAGGCAATAATCACATACTGCAAAATGTCGTTCGGACTCCCTGAGGACTATGACAGACTAAAACGGTCGTATGACGAGCAAAAGGCTCAAATGTCTAACGCTACGGGGTACACCGATTGGGAGGTGACCGGTAATGTATGACGGCGTCGCAATTCTGAAATCATTCGGAGAACCGACTTTTGACAAGTACGGGAATAAGACGACGCCGGTCATCGAGACGGAGGTTTTCGTTCAGCCTCGAGGCGTTTACCAATCGGAGTATTATAACGCCGCTCAGCTCGGTCTCAAGCCGTCCCTGACGTTGTTTTTAACGAACAGAGACGATTATTCCGGGCAAAAGGTCATCACTTATGATGGCAAGGATTACAGCGTTATCCGTACCGATTGGAACGCTCAGCGGGACGGGATCTCGTTGATATGTGAGGAGAGGGTCAACAATGGCTGAGAGCGTAACGGTTCAAATGCAGAGGATCCTCGACGAGTACAACGACGAGGTAAAACAGGCGTCGCGGGAGAGCATGAAAGAAGAGGCTCGGGACGCGAGTAAGAAGCTCCGCGCGGGCTCTCCGAAGAAAACCGGCGCTTATGCGTCCGGCTGGGGCTCGAAACAGCTCGACGCCGACACGACGGTCGTCTACAACAAGAAAATGCCAGTGCTGACTCATTTGCTCGAGAACGGACACGTTATCCGGAATAAAAAAGGCACTTATGGACGAGTCGCCGCTCGGAAACATATCGCTCCGGTCGCTGCATGGGCTGAGGGCGATCTTGTTCAGAGAATTGAGAGGAAACTGAAATAATGACATTATTCGAGATCTTACAGCAGACCGGTCTCCCGTGTGCTTATTCGCATTTTGACGAGGAGAATTCTCCGGCAGCTCCGCCGTATATCGTTTACCTGGGCGGAGGACAAGACAACTTCGAAGCTGATAACACTTATTACTACCAGCGGAACCGTTATCAGATCGAATACTATTTCACAAAGAAAGACGAGGACGTTGAGGCTCAGATAGAGCAGCTTCTCCTCGCAAATGGCTATTTGTACGATAAGAGCGATGACGTTTATATCGAGGACGAGGGCGTTTTCGTGATCTATTACAACGTATAAAGGAAAGAGGTTAAATCAATGGCTAACAAGGTAGAATTCGGAATTAGTCAGCTGCACGTCGGAACATACACGGTCGACGATCATGGAAATGTTACGCTCGGGACTCCGTACCATCAGAAGGGAGCCGTTTCGTTCTCTCCTGAGGAACAGAGCGAGCTGACAAATTTCTACGCTGACAATATTGTTTATTGGGCGGGTTATTCCGGCGGATCCTTTGAGGGGGATCTCGAAGTCGCTAAATTCGACGACGAGTTCAAAACTCAGTTCCTCGGATATAGAAGGCTCGATGACGGCGGACTCGCTAATGTAAAGAACGCCACAAAGCCGAACGTATATCTCGCGTTCCAGGTTGAGGGCGACGTTGAGGCTCGCAGAGTTATCATGTATAACGCAAGCCTCGGAGCGATCACAAGGGAGTTCGCAACAATCGAAGAGGAGAGAGAACCAGCAACGGAGACTCTCGCGGTTACAGTTACCGGAGACAACGCGACAGGCGTTTCAATGGCAAGCTATAAACCGAGCGACGCGGGTTACGCGACTCTCTTCACAGCGCCGACCGCTCCGGTTCTCGAATCGGAATAAGGTCAAAGGACAGGAGGCGGCTCAGGAGGGTCGCCTATTATTTTTCTATAAGGGAGGTTTAACATGGAGAAAACTATCAAAATCGGAAAGAAAAGCGTCAAGCTGAATAACAATGTCAGCTGGGCGATTGTTTATAGAGATCAGTTCGGGCGCGACATTATACCGACGATTATGCCGTTATTCGCGTCAGCGCTCGACATTATTTCGGGGATCATCAACGAGACCGGCAAAACGGACGATATTGAGCTGACAGATCTCGCGCAGCTGGCGGACGGTGATTCGCTCCTCAATGCAGCGATCCACCTCGGAGGATTCGAGTTTACAGATCTGATCTGTATCACCTGGGCGCTCGCTAAGTGTGCGGACGAGGATATTCCGGAGCCGCGTGAATGGATTAAAGAGTTTGAGACATTCCCGGTCGACGTCGTCGCTCCGGAAGTGTTTAGTCTGATTTTCAAGGGAGTAGTCAGCTCAAAAAACTTGAAGAGGCTGGAGGATCTAAAAAAGAGAATTCAGCCGAAATCGATCTCGACACAATCATCCTCGCCGGACTCGAACGAGGATTAACAATCACAGATATTAGAAAAATGCAGCTCGGTCAGGTCGTCGATTTCGTGATCGCCTTTAATAACCGTCAAAAGAGGGCGGAGAAACAGGCGAAGCGAGAGGAGAAGCGCGGAAAGCGACACAAGGCGACACAGGACGAGATCAATGCGTTTTTTGGATAGGAGTAAAAATGAATACGGAAACTTGGAAGGAAGTTAAAGGTTATTCGGGACTTTACGAAGTTAGTAATCTTGGACGGGTTAGAAGTTTAGGGAGACCATGCAAAGCGAAAAACGGATCGACGCAGCTCAAACGGTCGAGGATCCTGACGCAAGAAATAACAATACATGGATATTGTCGTGTCAGATTATACGATCATGACGGCAACTCGAAACATTTTGCCGTTCATCGCCTCGTTATGGCGACGTTTATAGGTGAAAGCGATTTGCAAGTCAACCACATCAACGAAATCAAAACAGATAATCGTTTGATCAATCTCGAATATGTCTCGCAATCTGATAATTGCAATCACGGGACGAGAAACAAACGGATCAGTATAGGCTTGAGCGGTATGCACTCAAAAGCGGTAGCACAACTAAGAGATAATGGGTCTATAATCAGAACATTTGAATCTCGATCAGAGGCTGAGGATATTACAGGAATTAGCGCCGTTAATATAGGGCGCTGTTGCGAAGGCACTCGAGAACGAGCGGGCGGTTATAGATGGAGGAACATCTAAATGCCTGGAGGAAACATTAAAGGAATTACCATACAATTCGAGGGAGATACCTCGAGGCTTGATAAGGCGCTCCGAAAAGTTCAGAACAGCACTCGGGGAATAGACAAAGAGCTCCGTCAGGTCGATAAGGCTCTTAAATTCAATCCTTCGAGTGTAACGCTTTGGAGTCAGAAACAAGAGCTCCTCAAGGCGAAGATCTCACAGACTAAAAGGAACCTCGAAGAATTAAAAAGTGCTCAAAAGCAAATGGACGCTCAGGGCGTCGATAAAAATTCCGAGGCTTATAGGAGAGTTCAACGTGAAATTGTCAAGACCGAGTCAAAGCTGAAACATTTCGAGGGAGAGCTGAGGCGACTTGGAAACGTCAAACTCACAGCGCTCGGAGAACAGTTCAAACAGGTCGGTCAGAAAATGACCGAAATCGGGAAGAATATGACGCAAAAGGTAACGCTCCCGCTCGCAGCGGTCGGAACCGTAGCGGCTAAGAAGTTCGCGGAAGTCGATAAGACTATGCAGCTGACTAACGCCACAATGGGAAACTCATCCGCTGAGGCTGAGCTTCTCAACAAGGCGATGAAATCAGCGGCGGCGGCTTCGACTTACGGCATGAGCGACGCAGCGACGGCGACTCTGAATTTTGCTCGTTCCGGATTAACTGCGAAACAGGCAGCGAGCGCACTCGCTCCGGCTATGGCACTCGCAGCTGGCGAAGGCGGGGAGCTCGACACGGTATCGGCTGGACTCGTCGCAACGATCAACGGATTTCATGGGTCGTTTGATGACGCTGCGACTTATGCGGACGTATTCGCGAACGCCTGTAATAATTCCGCGCTGGACGTTAACAGTTTGAGCCAGGCAATGAGCGTCGCGGCTCCGATATTCTCGTCAGCTGGTTACAGCGTAAAGGACGCGGCTCTTTATATGGGCGTTATGGCAAATAACGGAATCGAGGCGGACAAAGCGGCTAACAGTTTGAAAACCGGTCTCGCTCGTCTCGTTTCACCGGCTAAGGAAGGCGCGGCGATGATGGACAAGCTCGGTATCTCGGTAACGAATTCCGACGGAACCATGAAGGATAGCGTCACGATTCAAAAGGAATTACACGACGCATTTAGTCAGCTGTCCGAGTCTGAGCAGATCGCGGCAGCTTCGGCAATATTCGGTAAAAACCAAATGGCGCCGTGGCTCGCTCTGATCAATACGGCTCCGGGCGACGTGGACGCACTTAATACGGCACTCGGCGAGAATGGTACAGCGATGGAAATGCAAGCCGCCATGATGAGCGGTTTCGCCGGATCCATCGAACAGCTGAAATCCGGTCTCGACGTTTTGCTGACGTCTCTCGGTGAGGCGCTCGCTCCGATCATTCAAAAGGTCGTCGCGGGTCTCCAGGTGCTTGTTAATTGGTTCAATAGTCTGTCGCCGACAATGCAGACGGTTATCGCTACGATCGGAGTGATCGTTGCGGCAATCGGACCGGTTCTCTTTATCATCGGAACGATAGCGAGCTCGATCGGGTCGATTATATCGCTGGTCGGAACATTGGGAACGGCTCTCGGAGTGCTCGGAGGGGCGTTCGGTGCGCTGGCGGGTCCGGTCGGAATTGCGATCGCTATTATTGCCGCACTCATCGCGATCGGCGTCCTGTTATATAAGAATTGGTACACGATCAAAGCGAAGGCGACAGAGGTCAAGAATTGGGTCGTTGCACAATGGAAAGCGCTCAAGGCTCAGGTTGCGGCGATCTTCAACGGGATCAAGGCTCAGGCGATCGCCATTTGGAACGGTATCAAGTCGGCGGTCAGTACGGCAGCCAACGCGATAAAGTCGGCGGTCTCCGGAGCGTTTAACAGATTGAAGGGATCCGTTTCGGCTACATGGAACGCGATCAAGAACGCGATCACGAATCCGATACAAACGGCGGTCGGTTTGGTCCGCGCTGCTATCAATAAAATCAAGGGAATAATCAACGGAGCACATTTCAGCCTCCCGCACATTAAACTTCCGCATTTTAGCGTATCGGGCAAGCTGTCGCTCAATCCTCCGAGTGTGCCTCACCTTTCGGTCAGCTGGTACAAAACCGGAGGTATTTTCGAAGAGCCGACGATCGCCGGTATTGGTGAAGCGGGTCCTGAGGCGGTTGTTCCTCTTGATCAGTTATGGAAAAAGCTCGACGCAATAGCAGCGGCAGCCGGAGGAGGCGAGGGCGTGACGATCAATGTTTACGCCGCTCCTGGTATGGATATAAATCAGCTCGCGGCAGCCGTCGAGGAGCGACTTGTCAGATTAGAAAAACAGAGGGTTAAAGCATGGGGTTATTAAATCATCTAACATATGACGGCGTCGATTCGTCTGACTTCGGAGTATTTATCTCCGGAGAGGGCGTTTTCGACGCTCCAGCCCGTCGGGGCGAAATGATCTCGATCCCAGGGCGAAACGGATCCCTCTTCATGGACGAGGGAGTTTTCGAAAATATAACGGTCGAATATCCGGCGTTTATCGGTACGGGTTACGAGGAGCTATTCAGAACGAAGCTCGGAGATTTTCGCTCAGCTCTATCCTCTCGAGGTAATTATAAGAGGCTGACGGACACATATCATCCGGACGAGTTCCGCCTCGGTATATTCCGCGAGGGTCTCGAAGTGGATCCGCAGCATATCACCAGGGCGGGAGGCTTTACGATGAAGTTCGATTGTAAGCCGCAGCGGTTTCTCGTTGAAGGCGAATATCCTCAGTTATTCGTAGCAAACGGAACGATTACAAATCCGACGGACTTCGAATCGTCTCCGCTGATTAAGGTCACCGGCAACGGAACGGTTGCAATCGGTGAGAACGGGAAATATAGATTTGTCGTTTCGAATAATCCGGGGACAATAACAATCGACTCGGAAATCATGGAGGCGTACACTCCAGCGGGAACGCTTTACCCGTGGACGGACGAAAACGGGGATCAGTTAACTCAGGAGATTGAAATCGGTCTCGAGTTTATAAACGGATCCGTTTATTCGACGAATATGCTTGGATATATCGAGTTCGTCGGTTCGGTAATGCCGAAGATTCCTCCAGGCGAGCAGCCGGTCAGAATGAGCCCGACGATTACGCAGCTCGAAATCATTCCGAGGTGGTGGCGCTTATGATCCCAATCCTATATGAACAAACAGAGAAACAGTTCACGTCCGGAGGACTTGGGTTTTTGGCAGATTGTACGAGCTTCAAAGTTACCCAGGAACGAAACGGGATTTTCGAATGTGAATTTACATATCCGATTACCGGTCCGCTCTATGACAAAATACAGGAGCGTAGAATTATATTCGCTACACATGACGACAGCGGAGATCCTCAGCCGTTCGACATATATGCGAGATCGGCTCCGATAAACGGAATCGTTACATTCTACGCTCATCATATCAGTTACAGACTCAGTAATTCGGTTGTTATGCCGTTCAAAGCGACGTCAATCGCGGACGCTATGTTGAAGATCCAGTCGAATATCGTAACAGATCGCGACGACGATTTTACGTTTTGGACAGATAAAACTACATCCGGAGACTATGAGAAAAAGGTCCCTTCGATTGTCAGAACGACGCTCGGAGGCGAAGAGGGGTCTCTCCTGGATGTTTACGGACGGGGCGACTATGAGTTTGATAAGTTCGCGGTCCGGCTCTATCAGAATAAAGGACGAGAGACGGACATCGAAATTCGTTATGGGAAAAACCTTACAAACATAGAGCACAAAATCGACGACAGCGAAAGCTATAACGCGATTGTTCCGTATTGGTTGAATGAAGAGAACGGGGCTCTCGTTACTCTTCCGGAGGGATATATTGCACATGATGACGGAACGGCTTACGTCGTGGCGATACCGGTTTCAATGAATGAATATTTTGAGACAATGCCGACGGTCGCCGCTATGAGACAAAAGGCTCAGCAGATTCTCGACTCGTCTGAGGCTTGGGTTCCTTCGGAGGGCTTCGAGGTTAATTTCGTTCAGTTATGGCAGACGGAAGAATATAAGGAATTCGCTCCGCTCCAGCGCGTCAATCTATGCGACACGGTGCGAGTGTATTATCCGGAGTTAGGCGTCAATGCTGTCAGAGAGCGAGTCGTCAAAACTGTATATAATACGCTGCTCGATAGATATGACGAGATCACTTTGAATGAGCTCCCGACGACTTTAACAGGGCGTACTCAGCAGCAGATCAACGACACGACGAGCAACAGCGCAACAACGGAAGGCGTGACGGCTCAGATCAATCTCGCAACGCAGCTGCTCCGGGGCGATCTCGGAGGATATATTGCTACACCGGCAGATTCGGACGGATTGCCTCAGCTGATTTATATAATGGATTCGCCTCGTAAGGCGGACGCGGTCAATGTGATCCGGCTCGATAAGAACGGAATCGCAATTAGCCGGAATGGGATTAGCGGTAGCTGGTCGCATATTTATGACATGACGTCGGACACATGGACACTTCCGGGGCTTACAATATCCGGAAACTTGATTGTAACAGGCGCGTTAACCGTTACGGGAAACATATCAGCGGCGAACATATCCGGTTCAAATGTTTCGACCGGCGCGTTAACCGTTACGGGATCGGCTTCTGTTGGTGGTGATCTTACAGTTACAGGAACAATAATTAACGGAGGTGCTTAAATGCAGATTCATGAATTGAACAATTACAACGGGGACATTAACAGCGATTCATTTGTCGCGGTTGATAATGGACTCGATACGGGGAAAGTATCTGTTCCGAATCTTTTGCAAAGCGTTACAGATCTTGTAAACGAGGCTAATGCGAGAATTGATAATATAATCGCCGGAGGCGCAGCTCCGTCCGAGGCAGAGATTATT